TATATTAGCTGTAGACCGTTTAAGTACCGTATCGGCTATCTGTGTAGCTGTTGGGATGCTTCCTGTGGTGCTTACTACTGTACTATTAGCCGATTGAATTAAGAGGGTTTGCACTCCTGCTGAGTAGGCGACTGGATCTCCTCCTGGTCCTCCGACAAGGTTTCCTCCTGCGACTCGTGCAATGTAGTTCCCGACGGGAAACAGCAGTTGCCACGACCCCAGTAACTCGACGGTGATACCGACTTGGACGCCGGGTCCGAGGTCATCAAGCCCTGATCCTTTTCCGATTCTTTCATAGATAATTCCCTCCTCACTCCATTGCGCTAACTTAATAGCATCATAGAGAGTATTGCAGTCGACATCGACTACTCCACTATCGACCGCTATTAGCGACGTATCAAAATTGAAAGTAAACGGCTCGCTGTAATATGGCATTACACATCACTGTTACGGCTGGCATTTACACTACCACCAGCATTAGTCACTCCGATTGTTGTAGTAAACGGTATAATTGGAGCTGCTCCGCTACCGTTACGAACATCTACTCTAGCATTAAAATTAGCGTCATAAACAAACAACACGCTTTCACTTGTTGTTGTTGTAGCTGCATCTATAAACGGTACAAAAACATCATCTGTAGTTGCAATGTTTTCAGCTAATGCAGGAGAAAGACCATTAAAGGTTTTTGTCCCTGCTGTGATACTTGTGTAAGTATATCTAGCTCCTTTAATACGAATTACTCCTGCTGCTGGCGTATCCGTCTTAATTGTCTCACTTACTACAATAGATGTAGCCCCTGAGCTTGTTGCCGCTGGAGTATACTCATCAGTTAAAATACCGCCACTGCCATTATCTCTTGCGACTAAAACTCTATCTCCCGATACAAGGTTGCCCACCGATATTGTAACCGTTGTTGGCGGCACTTGTGTTGTGCCATCGTGAGCAATTAGCTGATAGTTAGTAGCTTCCGCTGCTAACACTCCTGATACATACCACCCTTGAGCAAAGAAGAAAGTACCTCCGGCAAAAGTCCCGAAGGGAGCTGAAGGCACTTCTGCGTAAGCACTATTTAGCACTCTGTATCGCCATCCTGGGATGCTGTTTAATGTCGTTGTACTGCCCTCTCGTGTAATGTATTGCAAGTACTGATACGCCTCTTGAAGCGTTATGCCATTAGATAGGGCGATTGTTCCTTTGTATAACTTCGAGCCGTTGCCGTTACCTAAGTCTTGAGTTGTATCGCCAAACGTAATTGCTACGTCTGTTGATAAAGCTGCTGCCTGTGCTTCGGTAAGCGTAATATTGCCATCCGTTGCCGTTGCAAGAGCTGCTGAAGTCTCACCACCTGCTGCTAAATTAACATCAAAATGAGAGTAGGTTTGTGTCCACTTTCGAGAGAAAGCAGTAACATCACCGCCATCTATTAAGGTTCCCCCAGTTTTTACTTTTACTAAAATCTGTATGTGCCCATCTGCCCAAAATGAGGTGAGCTTTGAACCGTTTTGCACTACATAAACTGGGCTATTGGCTACAATACCACCGATAGTTTTTAAGCCGGAATACTGAACATCTGCGTCATCTTGTTTAATTGATCCAAAATTAAAATACTCAGCAGCAGTGTCATCAATGTTAAAAGCTACACTACCATCAGTAAGTAAGTTAAGACGACTTGCTACCGCACTGTCCCTCGGTCCGTCCAGCTTAGATGGATTCGGTGATAATATGTCTAAGTCATCATTCCCAGTGGAAGCAGCATCATCAGCTAAATCCTGTAGCCATTCATGCAATTCAAGTACGCTGTAAACAGTTGTACCGCTAGTGTGTCTAATGTCACCAGTTGAGCTAATACTAAAATCGTCACCTATTGCCATATCTTACTCGTCGCTTATTTGGTTAGCCGTTTGTGTGTTATTACTATTACTCAAAGTTGTTGTTGTTCTCCACTCCTGATAATACGGTGAAGTCGTAGCTTTACGCACGACTATTTCAACTGGAATATCCGAAGTATGAGTATAAGTGTAAGTGAACGTGCCGCTTGTCTCTGTCACGTTCCTAATTACCTCTAACGTGTCTGTTCTTCTCAAAAGCAACCGACTGCCTGACACGATATTACTTACTGTAAGAGTATATGCCGCCGCTGGCGAATAATAGCTTCCGTCGTCGGCTTGCATACGAGCAAAGCCAGCAATCTCGTTCGCCTCTTCTCCACTACCATCGACAACCCGAACGCCTTTGAGCGTTGCCCCTGCACTGCCAAACACCTGCCCACGAGCTGTCTCGTATCCTGTACCTGTTGGAATAACCATGTCGTGATACGCCATGTTGTGAAGCGTAGAATCCAACGAATAACTGTTCTGTCCTAGATAGTATTGGATGTATTGTGCAATCGTAGCCGCTGAACTGCTGTCTGTTACAACAATCGAAATCGACCACGTTTTGCCTTCCCAAGTAACTGGACTCGCGCCGTGATTCGTTACACTAATTCCTGTCGCTGTTGGAGTTGTTGTAGCAATACCGTTCTCGGCTTGCTGAATAGGAAATGTCTCGCCGTAGATGAGTTGCGTTGTGTTTAATTGAATAACCTCATATCCCACTTTTCTAATTCGTATCGTGCTTGCCGCATTGCTGTAATATTCAGGGTACAGCGATATTTGCCCAGTTGTAACTTCACTTGCAACATATTTCAATTCACCACTAGTATCATCAAAGAACGCTGCTAAACTTTCAGCTTGATTGTTTTCAATCAAATAGAAAGATTCGGTTGTGCCATGTTTATTAGATGCTAAATCACTTGCGCTCGTGTTTAAATATATGTCAAACCTTGAAGGTAATGTAATATAATCTGCTGTGCTTAAACTTGTATATTCTGCTTTTAGCTTTAGCTTAAAACCTGTTGGTGAAATAGTTTCACTAGATAAATTAGCACCTGTTAAAGCTTTAAATGTTCCCGAATATCCGCTCCCACTGTTCAAGTCGTATGTATATGTGATATTTGTTGCATTGCCGCCTCTTCGTGTTGGATTTACGTTTTTAAAGCTAGTCGCACCTTTCACCCAGCCAACTGTTTCAATAATCCCAGTGTCGTTTAGGTTTTCAAAATAAAAATAGTATCCCGATTGTTTTATTGTCGTTGGTGATAATGTTAAAGATTGTAAACTTTTGTCTCTAGTAGATTGTGATGCAAAAAACATGCACAAAGTTAATTGTGTAGGATCAATTCCCTTATCATCAACAAGTGTACTATAATGAGAGCCAACATTTGCACTGTATTGACCGCCTGATGTTCCAGAACCACCAGCTCTGTGCAGGACTGCGTTTACTGCTGTAATGACATTAAATGCAAGATCTTGGTCGTAACCATGAGAATCGTTAAAATATAAACTTTCATTTGTTGTGGGATACCCTGAGGCGACTCCATTATCTGTAATTACAAACGGTTCTGCTGATAAAGTTACATTTGCATTTGCTTCTAGTGTAACTTCTGTTGTGCTTACAAATGTTGCAATTCTACCGATTACATTTAGATCAAAATCGTATAAAAACATTCCAACATTTGCACTTGCAAACGCTGTACCTGAACCAGTTACAGTAGTTGAGCTTGTGCTAGTTGTAATAGTTCCTGTCCCTTCTACGGCAGTACAAACATTAAACTCTGACATTGAAATATTTGCACTAGTACCATCATAAAAAGTCTGTGCGGTTGGACCAAATATAGCATAATTGCCAACTGAACCAGTATCACGCAAAATTACGTTATCGCATGTATCTAAACGTATTCCTGCGTATGTTTTAGTACTACCACGCCAATGAGTTGGTCTAATATTGTAAATGTCCATTCTATCGCATGTTACGAACACTAACCCATACCAAATCGCTTGCGTTGAAGTTCTTGACTTTGAGCCATAAAATTGTGAGTTGCCAAGTGTTAAATTATTGCAACTTGTAAATGTCGCAAAACCACTTGAAGCACTACCTTTTGCTCTTCTTCCAAAAATGCAGTTGTTGAAAACATTGTTATCACAATTAGTCCAAAAATTGCCGCTCATTGTAAAAAATTCGCAATCAGTCCATGTGCAGTTGTCAAAGTTAGTCATTGTTGAACTCTTATTACCAACGTATGTCTGCCAGCTAACTTTTGTCATTGTTCCTTTTAAACAATTCTGGATTCTGAAAAACTGATTATTGTTAGATGAAAAATAAGAAAACCCGCAATCTTCCATTATTGTCTCTTCTGAACCTTGACCGATAAAATTCGGAGCGCATGTGTTCTTTACAATCGGTTTCTTATAAAGACTTGTAATAATTCCACCGCTAGTGCAATCAATCGTGCTTGTGCCAAACGGAGCAAATCCTCTAACTTGTAGGTTCCAAGCATTAGTAGGGTAATAAGCGTTATCAGTCCAAAGCTTTCTATTATAACTAGTTACTGGATCGCCTACAGGTTCGTAAGCAAAAATTGCAAGATTCGGGACTCTAATTCTTGCGCCATTGGGAGGAACTTTGCCAAGTGTGCCGTTTGAAAAAGTAAGCAACCCTGTGCTATTCCAGTCATAGACTCGGCTTCTGTCGCTTGTGTCTAAATGTTCGCTGTCATATTCGCTTGGGAAATTAGTGCTTGAAAGATTCCAATACCACTCATACACGCCAGTTCCGTTTCCTGTTTCCACCTGTACTGCTGCTGGTGCTGTTTCGCAAAAATGTTGGAATGTTTGAGAATTACTGCCGTCTGAAACGCCAAGCTCAAACCAATCTCCGTACATATTAAAATAGTTCGCAAAGCCACCGCAGTCTAAAAAGTAACCTACTTTTGCGTGAACTAGTAACCAGCCACGTTGTCCACCTGTTGCGCTATTTACTGTTACTGTTGCCGAGTTGTTGGTAAATGTAAGTGTATCATTATCTGCTATTGTGCCTGTTTTTTTTCTTAGCTTAACATAGCCAGTGGTAGGCAACGCTGTACCTGCTGTCATTGGAGCTGAATCGCCAAGATTTGCCCAGATACCTAAAAACTCGCCAACGCCAACTGAACTTACTTCTACATCTGTTGTGCCGTATGTTGACAACGCTGGCACATTACCGCTTGAAGCGTCAAAGGGTATCCACCACGTTTCTCTAGCATCAATGTTTATTCCACCGTCATATAGACTAGAATAAGATATAGTGCCAAGAATTGTGCCATTTTGTGAATAGCGGTTGTCACTGTCTATCGTGAGATTTGCTTGTTGATTCAGCGTATATGCTTCGCCATCACTGTAACCTGTAATCTGGTCTAAATTAGTCGTCGTTGAAATCGTTGGCATTTATAACCCCACTACTACTAAACTGTTAGCAGAAGACGCTAGGGAAACTCCGCTATTGTTAGTAATTGTAAAACTGCTAACAAAACTCGGATCTAAATCATTAAACTCAATTCTTTTCACACTATTAGCTGTAGAAAGAGATAATTGATAAGCATTAACTCCATCCGACACTTCTATTGTAGCTCCAAAAGTAGGTGTAATTGCGCCTAAGATTATAACCAATCGTACCGCTGGAGAGTCACCAGTATTGCTTACCGTGTAGGTTGCGCTACCGCCATTTGCTAAACCGTCTAGCTGTGTGCCATCAAGCAAGAAAGTAGTAAAATCAGACAGCTCATCTATACGCTCTAATGCTTTTTCAATAACGCTAGTAATGCTTGTCCCGATGTTTGTAACTGCCAACAAATCGCTTTTAGTCGATTCAGACAATTGAGAGAGTAAAGACGTTCCAAGAGGGTACGCCCAGTCAGAAGATACACTGCCATCAGGGGGTACAACTGGCGTAGGAACCGACATTTAACTTTCCTCCTCAATGTCCTCTACCTCTATCCCTGCTACGTTTCCTAATTCATCATTTATCATGTTAGCTCGTCGCTTGCCTCGTTTGGGGATGACGTTGTTTATCACTATTGGAGTTTCTTTTGCCGGAGCTGGCTCCCTGGCTTGCTGGAATTGGCTCATAGCTAAAGCTTGCTCGCTTTGTAGCTGCATCCTTACCATCTCGAGCTGTTGCTGCTGGCTAAGCCGACGCTCCTCAAGGAGCTTTTCAGTCTCAGAAAGTCTAGTCGCTACCCGCTCTAGCTCTAAGCGCTGGAGGTCAAGCAGTGATTGCATCCGATTATGCTCTTTCTTTATCTCTGCATCCTTATCTTTGCCCGCCGCTTGAGCTTGGATCTTCATCATATCTAACTGCAGAGCGTTATTCTTCAGCTCTAGCTCCTGCTGTTGAAGAACAAGCTGTTGCTGTTGTATGTAAAGCTTATCTCTCTCGCCTTGAGCATCTACGTCTATTTCATACTTCTTGATCTCTGCTTTCATTTGTTCAGCTTGCATCTGCGCTTGGAGCTGCATCATCACAGGATCTTGTTGCTGGCTTTGCGCCTCTATAGCTTGCTGCTCTCTTTGTTGCGCCATTTGACTTACTGTAGCCAAGGCGTTTTGGAAGAGTCCTTCCACCTCTTCTCCACCCTTAAACCGTCGAACTAGGTTAGAGAGGAGCGCCATCGAAAAAGTAGCTAACGGAGGATAGCTCTCTATCATCGTTTTCATCTGGTCGAAGAATTGCCCAACCGTAGATAGCATCTCCAACCCTTCGGCTTTTTCTTGAGCTTGATCAAGCGCTATCAAAGAATCGGAGCTTACCTGAATACGGTAACACCTTTGCTCGTCGTCTGAGATGATCGAGTATATCTCTTGCTTGACTTGCTCCAACATCTGCGGATCTGGGAGCTGAGGGATAAGGAAGTTATCAGCGTCCGCTACCTCCATTATAACCGCCGGCTCAAACTGCTCTGCTATTACCTCCGCTACTAGCGATATGGCATCGCCTATAAACTGAGCAAACTCGTTTTGCCTGACAATTAACCCCAGAGACGACCAACTAGATTCAAGCCGATTGGCTGTTGCTGTTTTTCTTGGATCGCTTGCTCCTCGTAGTAAGTCGCTAACCTTCAAGGTTTCAAAGAGTTGAGCTATAGCTTTCTGCCTGGCGTCGTAAAGAACCTGGAGCGTTTGAATGTACGGAGCCACGTTCAAAAACTCTACTCCACCTGCAAGCCCTCCTCGCTGCCGTAACCCTGTAGCGTTTTGTACCGGTATCATCTTTAGATCGTCCTCGAGGAGCTGAGAAACCTCATCCCCGAGCGTACTATCAAAGATACCATTAGCTCTAATAGCTTGAATTGTGTAGAAAATGCGAGTTGTTAAGCGCTCCACCTCGAGGATCTGATCCTTGCAGTGAATGTAATCAGATACAGGAATAACACTCTCGGGATCTGTTGAGCTGTTGATCATCACGCAGGGAAAGAAACCCTCAAAATCTATGGGCGGCTCCCCTTCTGAAATTATGCTCTTGTCTCCACTCTGCTGCAGCCAGTAAACTTTCTCTGTCTTCTTGCACCAAATCTCGTACAGCTCCGCCCTACCCTCGTAAGCATGGCGCTCTTTTTTGGAGCTTCTTTTTACATCGCCAGGAAATGTAGTGTAGCTAAGCTTTCTAGCTACCTCTTCTCCGAAAGTACTTACGGCTTGCTCTCTGTCTAAATATGCTCGCCTAGCAACCCAATCAATCTCACTTTCGTTTCTAGCGTCGGAAGTTAGAAAGTCGTCGTATTGGACACATTCTAAAATAGCTTTCTCTTCGCTCTTAACTTCGATGGTCATTCGAGCGATGGTCATCCCCTCAGATGGTATGATCTCCACCCCTTCACCTAGCTCTATCGGCTGCGCTTCTCCATCAACATATTGACCATCCTCTAGCTGATATACCGCTAGCTCTCTAATCTCACTCTCAAACTCTGCTTCGTACCTTGCCCATAAA